TTCATTCATGTACTCTTTGGTGTAGGCGTCTTGCGAGATATTTCCGCCCAAGCCTAGAGAGTTTAGAAGGTCGCTTCTTATCTTCTGCGTTTGGGCAATAGTCTGCTGTTCGTTCGCGTTTACGTTCCAGCTATTACCCGAATAATTCGCCGAACCCCAAGGAGTGCTAAACGAGGACGGCGTTTGTTTCTGATACGATGGAAGCTCGATTGATGTTTTCTTTGACGAGGTACTCATTGGGAGTCCATTCTTTTCTTAAAAGGCTGTGGATAGTCGTATTGAAATACTGACCGTCCATATAAAAATAATCTCGCAGTATACCTTCCTGCGTAAAGCCCGCTCTCTGAAACAGTTTCAATGCGGGGCGGTTAGCTTCGAGAGCTTCCGCGACAATTCGATGCATACTCGGATATTGTGTAAATATCCAGTTAACCATCGTCCTTAAAGAATCTTCTGAATAGGTGTATTTGTCCTGTCTGAGTAGCTTTCCAAGACCTTTGGCGAAAGCCGGGTCCATAATTCCATTCACAGCGCAAGACCTTTCGGTGATTTCAGAAAGGTACATGAATCCTGCGATTCGTGAGGCTTTCCCCTCTTTGGTTATTACTGTGAAAGCGATAATCTCTCCAAGCAATAGGCAATTTGCGACGTAGCTTTTAGACTCGTCCTCAGTCATTTTCTTGAGACAAAAACGCTGTAAATATCCGTTTTTATCATTCATGTGCAACCTCACGAATATCGGAATATCGTTCGGGTGCATCAAATCAAGAATGACTTTTTTGCCTATGATTGGGTTCACGTTAAGCTCGTTATTTCAAAACCATGAATGTACAGAACCGCTGAAGCACCATTACTCGCCCAATACAAAGTGTTGGCGGTTAAAATATCAAGCTCCCATCTAAAACTATGTAAATAAATATCATCTCCACCCCTCACCACTTGTCCGACAGTTGTTCCAGATGCTACCGGAGCAGAATTAATATTAGTGACGGCTATAGGGTTAGCATTATCCGATGCATAACCAAAAGCAAAAACCGATAGCGCGGAAGGAACAAACGCAGTGGTGTCTACAGAAGTCCAAGAACCAAGTCCAGCGTTACCGCTCGCCATGGTTTGCCAGGTTGTATAGCAATATTTTCTTCCATATTGAGTAAACGAAACAAAGTTTGAAGAACCATCATTTCGGACAGCGCTAACTAGAGCAAACTGGTCATACCCTGACGGTAAATTAGGAGATGTGGAAGATTCTGATAGCAATCCGTTTACGGTTCCGTCACTAGATTTTCTAATGATCCAGATGTAATACCATCGACTGGAACCCTCTGATCCAGTATCAAGTCCGCTAGCCCCAGAAGTGGTGATTGCTATAGATTCATTAACCGACCTTATGATTTGCTTTACATTGTTGGCATCTTCTAAATGTAGTTCATCAGCGGTAACCGTAACGGTAGTGGCTGAACTATATACAACTTTCAGATTCTTAAAAGAGCCTAAACATCCGGCTCCAACGCTGGTAGGAACTGTGTCCCAAGCGTCATTGTCCTTATTTCGAACTTTAAACACAATTTCGCTTCCTGTTGTATCTATCCAAACATCTCCTTTTTGAGTAGTGGATGGGGCTGTGTCGGAAACGTGGACTATGCCAATAATAACCCATTCATTGTTTCTGTATTGCTTTAATACTTTATTTGTAGTATCGACCCATGTTTGGCCTGCGATAGGAGAACCAGGCGCAGAACCAGAGCAAAGAGTTTTTCTGTTTAGAGCTGTGATAATTTGATCGTTTTCAGCGTCCAGCCTTGCGGCTAAAATCTTAACTCCGTTTACCTTATCGGTAGCCCAGTTATACAGTCTTGAAATTGCAGTACTCATCTTATTTTTACCCCTTCCGTTCGATAGCGTAAAAGCATGAACGGTATATCAACATGTGCATCGAGTGTGTTGTTTGCAAGAGACATAATTAAACCTTTTCCCCTTCCAAGCATTCCAGATGCGATGAATCTTTCTGCCGATTCAATTCCTGACCATTCCGCTGAGTCCCATACAGCCTCGTCGGAGTCCCAATCAACACCAGCCGATGAAAACGGAACAAGAATTGAAGAATAACTTCCCCCTGAATCATAGGAATAATTTATGTTTAAAGTTGGATTTCCGGTATGCGCTACAAGTCCCTCAATCTGACGAAATGCTTTGTTATGGTCTGCGTCTTTGGCGTATAGACAAGGGAAATCATAAGAGAAAGCTATAGCGTTCCCATCATCGCTTGTTCCAGAGTTCATCGTATAGACATATCCATTCCCTCCAACAAGCATGGTTCCGTCTTGTCTTTCAAAAATGCTGTAACAATCATAACCAGTCCAAACTCCTACAAAGTTTTTAATGTCTAAGGAATAGACTAGGATGGTATGAGTTGTTCCGGGGATACAGACATAAAGATGATTTAGGCTATGACTAAAAGCTGTAGAGATGATCTTTTTATCGGTAAGTGGAGTTAATAGCTCTCGGTAAAGTGGAGCGATGTATTTTGATAAATCGTCTATATCTAGGTCTTGATTGGTTAGAGATGACCTAAAAGAGTTTGCTCCTTCTTGGGAGCATACCGCTAAGTCATCTCCGATCTGTGTTACTCCATTTCCTGAAACGCAGTTTAAAGGGATAATTTGCTGAAGCGAAAACTCTGAAGGGTCCGTTCCGCAAGAATACACAATTACGTGCTTCTCGAATATAAAAATTAAAAGTGCTTGCGCGAAAGTCTTAAATCCGATAAGCCTATCACCGGAAGGAAGCATGTTCGTAAAATCAAGATACCCTGCGTCCCCTGTAGCTGACCATGAATCAGAAGCATTTGCAGAATCGGACTTACAATAGTGCGCCCTCATTGGGTAATCAAGATTATTCAACCATACTTTATGCTGATGAACATGTACTGCGTCAGATTTTGAAGGCATAGCTGCGTCTGCTGATAGGTTGGCGACTGAATAAGAAGCATTGCATTTCCTCGCCTTTCCACCATCAACCATAATCAATTCATTAGCAAACATAGCACATTGACCTCTTACGCCATCGGTTCTTTCGGTGTCTAGGTCGTTAAACGTGTTAACTCCATCGAATAAAGCCCATCTTGTACCCTCTCGGATAAGAACGTCAGTTCCTCCAGCGCTCCACTTTGGCTCATAAATCGTCTTGCACTCATTATCAAAAGCAACTGTATTAAATTTAGTTACTCCAAGTCTCTGCCTAATCTTACCCATTCCAGACTTGATGTCTTTTTCGATATAACCGTTAGCTATCATCCAGGCGAACTCTTGAGACATGTTAAGTTTGTCGGATAATCGATTCATTCCTCTAAAGTTATTAAGGATTAGAGTTTCCATTAGAATTTATAAGATACTCTCGGTTTAAGCACAGGGCTTGAGTAAATACGTTTCATTTTATCTAAAGACCCTTCAATATCTCGTCCGTCTCCGAATACTTGCAAGCGATATATTGCGGCTTCCTCGTTTCCTAAATACGCCAAGACTTTTAGAGTTGCTAAAGCTACGAGGCAAGTTCTGTCAAACGGATCTGGAATATCAGCCGTCCCTGTGGGGGCTGACGCTGAATAATAAGCCGGAGTTTTCCAATAACGGAAATAAACAATCTTTCCGTTTTCATTAGCTGTGGCCTGATTGTTAAAAACGATATAGCCTGCGTATTTTGTATATTCATCTGGATACCCAAGCCTAGTAGTACCAATACCTCCCGGATAGAGAGAATCCCATTCCTGAGCGGTTTTGAATTTTATATTTCGTTCTATCTCTTGAATCCTAAAACTCTCCTTATCCTCGCTCATCATGTCCGAGCCTTTAGCAAGTGTAGAGATTTGATATTTGTAATTTCCTGTCGTTAAAGGAATTTCACCTTCCGCTTCAAGAAAAGACAAACGTGTATTCTCATCCGTACTAATATCTTGAATCGCCTCTATAATCTTTTCCCAAATGACGTTTTGTATTCCTGAAAGCGATGTCAATCCTACAACTGTTGACTCTCCGCAATTTCTTGCGACTGCATTAAATACTTCCAAAGCTGTTAATTTCGCCATACTTACCTCTTGTGTCCGAAGGACATTAAAAGATTGTTTGCGTCTTGGAAATCCTTGACGACATTTGAGCTTGATAGAATATGAATAAATTGAGTAAGCCTTTTAACTTCATCAGTAATATTATTTTTTGTTCTTATAAATTCCTTATCATTAGAATCAAGCGAATTTAATTTTTGTCCAAGCGAATCAATCTTTGACACAATAGAATCAAATTTCGCCAAGGCGGTTTTAACTTCCGAAAAATAGTTTGATATGTTTAGTAAGTGATTGCTGAGAGTTTTAAAATACACTGAATAATCTTTTTGCGATTTGGGAAGTTTGCTGATTTCAGATTGCAAACCATTTATTTTTCTATCAAATAGAGAAGTTATCTCAGAAAAATCCGGCTTTGGATATTCTGGTTTAGGATACTCTGGAATAGACGCCTTAATACTATTTCCGGCTTTTAAAAAAGCTTCCTCGATATTTGACATTGAAATTGCTTCCCTGCTAGATAGAGCATCTATTTTGTCGTTTACCTTTTGCAGTCCTTGATTTTTTTCTAATAGCCCCATCCTATCCATGAGAGCCGCGAAGAACTCGCCTTGGTTCTTAATAGAGTTGTAAATCTTTTGTATTGGTTGGACGGTTTCAAGTATTGAAGTAACTTGATGCTGATAGTCCTCGGTTGAATACCTCGGAGTGGCTTCACCTGTATCCCAAAGAACAATAGCGTCGTAGTCTGGCACTGTGATATTTGCGGCGTATATCCCGGTGCTTGTCCCTATCTCATGGACTCCCGTTGTTGATCTAGAAGCGATCACAGCCCCATCAACTCCATATACCGTGTAACCTACAGTTGCAAGCCCTCCCTTTGCTGATCCAAAATTCACGACTCTTAGCATGTTGCCTTCTTCTGTAATAAAAGGTGTAGGTCGTTGTGCATAACAAACCTCTGCGAAATATTCCTATGAGACATAATCACCTGAAACCCTGCCCGCCTTGCTATATCCTCAAGCATGGTTTTTGAAATAAATGTTTTTGACTGTTTCCAGTCCCAATGACCGAAATTTTGAAGCCCTATCTCAAAAATCATTTCAGGGTTTGGATGAGTTATCATTAAAAGACCATTAGGATTAAGCATGTAATAGGCTTTACGGATAGCCTTCGCCGGGTCGTCCATACTTTCAAGGCAATGCCCCATATTGATATAATCAAATGAATCTGGAATGTTTACCGTTTCAAAATCCCCCTGGATGAACTTGTTAGGAACTAAATCAATCCCAAGTGTCACCCAGCCGCGTTCTTTTAAATAATCCATCGAGTAAGGAAGGGTGAATCCAACATCAAGAAACTTTCTTCCGAAGGTTAGCTCTTCAATTAACGGAATATACATTCTCTGCTGATATTCAAATCTTTCCTTCATATCGCTTCTGCGTTGCCATTTTTTAAGATAAAGCTTTCCAAAGAATTTTTTATCGTGTGACATAGTGTGAAAGATTGAGTGGCACATGCAGACGTACCAATCAATCCCGCTGACCTCTTCTGTGACTTCGAAGTTAATTTGAACGTCTCTGTTACAAACAGGGCACTTCATGGTAATAAACCTCCTCGACTCGCTCTATAAATTCATCCTCAGGAAAACCAAAAGCCACGCACCACGGAGCGCGTGAAATCTTCTCTACCGGGCATTGAATATCTGCATCATCTATCATTCGGAAGCATGGGGCGCAGTCGGACTTTGCCTCGATTGAATAGTCGTTCTTAAAATATTTACTCAGGACCTCTTTTGTCGTATGCGTGAGAAACACAATCTTCGGAGTATCAAAACATCCTGATAGGTGCGCCACTCCGGTTTCGGGAGCGATAACTAAAGAAGCGTATTTACAGGCAATAGCGGTTTCTCGGATAGTCCACTTCTCGGACTTGTGAATACATCGTTCATGCTCTAAGCCTTCCTCGAAAATTGTGCAAAACTTATCTCCTACTGTGATGACGATCATGTCCGGGTATTTTTCGAGTAGTCTTTCCATGACAACCCTTGTAAACGGATAAGCCTTATGCCTTGCGCTTCCGGCGAGACACCAGACGATGACAAACTTTCCGATTAAATTCTTTCTGAATCTCGCACTCGCTTCTTCTTCCGCTTCATCAAAATACATTTCAGGAATACGGCCTGTAACTTCGGGGAAGCCCGCGGCCTCGAATACCGCATCATAGTGATTCTTGTTACCTCTCAAAAATCTCTCTTGCTTTGAATAGTTGTAAACCGGGTCAGCGGCGTGGAATAGATATTTGACCTCGACGCACTCGTTAAGATTTAATACCTTGTCGCAGTTATTTTCTTTTCCGATTTTATTGAAATAATTATGGAGTTCGTCAGCCGGGACTGTTTCAGCCTTGTAGAGCAAGGCTTTATCCACAAAAGGATTATTCTTTAAAATCTCAATCCCCCATTCAGAAGTAAGGACATAGACCTCGTTCCCCTCTTCCTTGAGATAGCGGACTAAGGGTGTAATTTGAACACAGTCCCCAATCGCGGCTATACGGCAGACAAGGTATCTCATAGGACGTGACTATCCATTGGTTGACCTTTAAGCATCCTGTTAATCTGTTTCAGTTTATGAATCATTTCTCTTTGGTGATAATCTTGGCATAATGAATTTCCACAATGAAAAGGTCGGTTTAGACGGCTATTCCATCTATCTTTTTCTTTTAGTAGTGGGATATCTCTTGTCGAGTAGTTGTACCACTTGCCACAAATATCGCATCTTAGGTCATGAACCATATTGGCTTCACCTGGACGTCTATACATACGGCTGACCCACGGCTTTTTAAATCCGTCTTTACGCCAGTCTAGTTTTTGATATCTATTTGCAATAATTGTTGGCATTTAGTGAAGCCGGGGGATTTCTCCCCCGGCCCCTTTGTTTATGCGCTTGTGATATGGATAATTCTCTCTAACCCGTTAAGGTCGGGAGAACTTGCCCCATCCGTCACGCGATCCCACATCTTCGCGTGGCCTAGAATTCCAATCCACATGAGGAATTTAAATCTTCCCGCTTCCTCTTCGTAGTATCGGATTTCTTCGGGTAGAGCCATGACTTCGCAGACTGCTTCTTCACCAAACAAGAAGCCTTCTCCGTAGTTGGAGTTCCCGGCGGTGTTATCGCAGGTCACGTTATCTTCAACGAAACGCGATCCATAATAACGTCCTGCTTCATCCTTGAACCTGAATTCAGGCTCAGCGTACATAGCAACCGATTGCAGATCGTCATACAAAGACGAAATAAAGTCTGTCGCTCCGACGCAGATGTAATACGAACCCATCTTTGGAATATGCGATTTCTTGGCATAATCCACAATCCCACGGAAGTTAGCCGAGCTAATACCACGAGTGGCCGTACTGGTTGCGGTCCCGTTTGTCTTAAATTCAACGTGGGATTTTCCGCTGTTCGTACAAACCGCTTTGAATTTAGCTCCGGTGAATTGGTTGTAAATATCCAGGTCAATCGCCGCAACCTGATCGTCAACCAATCCCTTGCCGTATTCGGATTTCATGTTGAATTTGGAAAGAGTGTCCGCTTTCAACGTATAAAGGACTTTATTTCCAAATTCTGCTACCGAGCAAGTCCCCTTTGTCACTTTGATTTGCTGCTGAGTCATCTGAGACGTCTCAACAAGCGTGGTTCCTTGAGTGGCGATTCTCATTCTCTTTGTGAATGTCACCACATCACCCGCTGAAGCCCCAAGACCATCTTTCTTATCTACAAACTGACGCCAGACATACATTCCGAGGGCTTGCGCCTTCATGTCTGCTGACAGTTTTTGATTGGAAAGATAACTTCCGTTATCAACCCAGTTATTGCTACCTGCATACGTTGTTGCCATTTTCTAACTCCTAAAGTGCTTTTTTATTCCTTGCCTCGTTATGCTCCTCAATTTCCTCTAAAGGACTTTTTAACTTTTCGGGTTCTTGAGGTTTTGGAGGCGTATTTGCCCCTCCCCCTTCTGCCTTTGCTCCTGACGGAAGTGGCGGGACTGTGTTTCGCTTTTTGGCGTATCCTTCAAACTTCGACTTAACAAAATCGCTCGCGGCCTTAATAGCTTCTTCGGCTGTCTTATACTGACCAGTCGATGCAAACTGATTGGCTCTGTCCATAATCACATCTATAACGTCATCGTCGAATTCTGGATTTGACGACTTAACGCCATTCCTTAATTTCTCGATGGTTGTTTCCTGTGATATGACACTCCGCGCTTTACTTACTGCCTCTTCGGTGGATTTAGTTTTGACTTCTTTGAGTAACGAAGCCATAGCTTTTGCCGCACCTTGAGGATCGTATGCTCTTTGCTCTTCGATCTGAGCCAAACGCTTTTCAAATTCAGTATCGTTTGTAACATCAACCTGAACTTGTTTATGCCTTGCTTCAATCGTTGCCCTTGTGGTTCTAAGGTCGGCAATCTCAGCGTCTTTCGCTTTCTGCTTCTCTTCGAGTTCTTTAATTTGCTTCTGCAACTCTTCGGCAGAAGGACCCTGATTAGGCTCGGGAGTGGTCTTGACAGCTTCACCTTCCGATTTTGGCTGTTGTTCCGCTTCTGGCTTTATTTCGTCTGTCATGTTTCACCTCGTTTTGTTGTTCCTTTGGTCGGATATTACTCCACCGCAGGACGTTTAATTTCTGAATTTTCCTTGATATACTTCTGTCTTGCATTTTCGCCAAATTGTAAGTCGGCGGAAATATCGTCAAAAATCTCTGTGAGTGCGTTAATAGCTCCCCTTGCTTCAGGACTTTCTTTCTTTAAAAGCGCATCCATTGAGTCGTTATACTTATTCTGAACAATCTCCATGATGTCGGGCCAACCAACGGAATTTAGAGTTTGTTGTATACGGCTCGCCCTAAGAGCTTCTTGTGCCATCCTCTTATTTGTCTTTGGCATTGGTAAAGTCCTCAGTTTGCGTTACTTTGTTTAAAAATCTTCGAACATCATCAGGGAAAGCTGGATGCGAATATTTGTCGCTCATTACCCCACCGCCAGCCCAATGCAAAGCCTTGACTTGGCGATCACCGATGAACAAACCTTTATGTTTTATTCTTAATTGGTCCCACTTATCGCGCGAGGTTTCGTTGTAATAAGTTCCTTCTTTGTCTACGACGATAAACTTATATTTCCCGCTGTGGGCGAGGTAGTTCATTACCCCTTGCTCTAGGTAGCCAAGATTTTCTTTTGCGTTAAAATCAGGGTCGTAAGTCAACTTGTACCATTCCTCTGCAAAGGCTTTACTCTTAACCGCTGTAACCCCAAGATTGCAGTAGTTTGGAAAACGCTTATAATCTATGCCGGGTACATCAGGGCAATTCAAAGAACCTGCGATGTCATAATCCTTATCAAGAAATTCATCCAATCGACCTGTAATCACCACATCCGCATCTAACTTGATTACTGTCTCGTATTTATCAAGCATCTTGCTAAGATAGCGAGTTGAGAGCGCCGCGAAATGGCTTCCAATCGCCGGGATTTTAATATCCCCGAATATTTCTTCTTCCTCGTCAAGGGTAAGAATGTGAAAAGGAATATTCTCGTGGAAGTGCTTAAACGAGTTTTGAACACGCTCCCCAAAGTAATAAGCGATATCGTCAGAAGCGTATGTAAAGGCTAGAGCTTTTTCCATTACGGCCTTACGTTGTTCAACTTCTTTTGCTTGTTGTCCGAAGGATGCCGATTCATCCAAGGAGGTAATTTTTTCTTTTCAACTGGGAATAATTTATTTACTTTTTTTACTGATTTTTTCTTAGCCATCACATCCCTCCTTCTATTGGCGGTTGTCCTGGGATTGGAGTCTGTCCAGGCATACCACCATTTCCCTGAACTCCAGCATATATCTGGTCCATGATCTTCTTAATTTCATCGTCACTCTTGATTAAATCCTGATAGTCATTAATCTCAGCAGCTTGAAGAACCCTTTTATAGATTTCCTCAATCTTTGACATGACCATAAGCTGAGGCGTTTTAACGACTATCATTAAAAGTTCTTTAAGTTTCTGAAGCGTTTCGATAGACTTAGAGAATTGAGTAAGTCCTACGGCTTTAAAGTCAAAAGCCATGTCCCCTGAGTTGGCGATTTCATCGAATACGATTTTCGGGAATGATTGAACGATGGTAATCGGTTGCCCTGTCATCGGGTCAGGAATTTGCTGTTGTTCTTCCCGATATCCTAGAATCCGATCAATCGCCTGTTGATTGAAAAACTGAGGATTGAATAGAATCTTGAACACGCCTTTTAGAAGAGGCTCGATATAGTCCCGTTCAATGAACCGACCGATCTTCAAAAATCGGTTATCAATCATGGCTAGTTTGGCTTGATACTCTCCGAGAGTTTCAGAGTTTCCACCGCCTAGAGACGGAGCACCTTGAACCTGACGAAGCACACCACTTGCCTCTTGATCGAATTGGTCAAGGACGGTTAAGCCCCTAATGATCTCTCCTAGGGCTGATATGCCTTGTCTTGTAAGGCTGACCGATTCTCTTGGATTGCCTTTCATGAGCCAAACGGCTTTAGGCTTGTATTCGATAGACGCCGGGTCTTTAATCTTCGTAGCGTCTACCATTGCAATATCCATCGAACAGAGCTTGAGAGAGTCAAACCCAAGATTAATCATTGAGTTTGTTAGGTCTTGTAAGTCTCTTGTGTTCTCGCAGAATCCTAGACCGTAGGTGTCATAACCTCTTGGCTTAATACGACATGGGAATATTGGGATGAATCCATAGGGGTTTTCGTCCTCTCGAATCTTAATCTTATCGTTTACGATGACAATTAGCTTATCGACCATCTTATATTTCTTGATGGTCTTGTCGTTTGTAACATCATCATAAGAAACTTTCGCTTTTCCCCAATACTCAACGATGTCAACCTCGAACCAGTCCTTTGATATGTTGATTTCGGACGTTCCGTCTATACCTTTGATAGTGACAAGGCCTTCATCGGCATTGGATTTACCCGCTTCTTCCGCCGCATCAATAACCTTCTGGATTGCTTCTTTGGTGTATAGAGGCTCGGGAAAGTTTAAATCACTGATAAGTTGGTCGATGGTTCTTTTGTATTCATCGCAAACATACTTCCCTTTGTAGAAGTTGTATCCGGCGGAAGGGTCAAACGATATGTTGTAAGCAGATCTCCAAATGAAATCAAGACCTGAGCGGTCAGGTTTAACTAAGACCTTTAAAAATCCCGTTCCGATCTGCGAGCTTTCTTGTAGGACAAAATCATTCTCAAGCGAGAAATTCCCGCGATCAAATACAACATCAAAAAGCTCAGAGATATATCCGTCTCGTTCTTTGTCTTTCTTTTCGACGCCTGTAATGTTGTAGAATCTCTTTTGTCCGAAAAGCATCTTGTCAAGATAGGCGGCGGCTGTTTCTGCTTTCTTAGCTTGTTGAGGTATAAAGACCTTTGATTGCCAATCTTCTTTGTCCGCCCATGCAGAAGGATGAACACAGCGGATTTGCTCTATGATGACATCCCAAGCATCTTTAAACTTCTTCCGATAATCAACCCCGGCTTTATGATTACGCTGAACAAAAGAGACGATTTCAGCGTCTTGGTCTACCGTAGGAGCCTTGACCTGCTCCGGCTCGGCTTTAGCCTTAATCTTTTTAATCTGTGTCTTTGCTTGTTTTTTTATCTGCATTGGACGGCTTCTTCTTTGCTTCCCTGAATCACGGTTTTGTTATCCTTTCGGATAATTTTCGGACAAGATTGCCTTATGGTGTATGGGGCAAAGCATCGGTTATTTATGAAATGCTCTTTAAACTCACAGATTTCATTTGACCCACAAAAGAATTTCTTTGGTGCTTCGCTCATTAGTACCCCGCGGCTCCGCTGTATATGTGTTTTTTGTTGATTAGACTGGTGATGTCTTGCTCTGGGAAAGTTGCTTCTAAATCTTGGTCTAATATTCGAGCTATATCGTCGAACATATCATCATGTGAACATACTGGAAACGTAGAATACTCATTATCAATAAACTCTTTTACAAAATCGTGCATCTTTCCATCAAGGCCGATATAGTTAATGCTCTTCGGTAGGTAAAACTTCTTGTTTTCAAATATAGGCACAAGCCTACGAATACGATCTACTTTCGCCATAGACCCGCCAAGCGGAGTTATTTCAAAATGATATTTCTTTTCGTCTTGGACATATTTGATATGCTCGATATCACAGCTAAGTCCATATTCTTCGTACCCGACATTGAGAGGATTCCATTTGTTACGAAGTTCAAATAACTTATTCGTTCTTTCGGTGAGGTTCATACGATCCCTAACACCATCCAATAAATAGTAATTTTTATCAGGACCCAACCCGATGGTAGCCATCACAGTAAAATCACTACTCGTTTTCTTTTTAGATGCAGAATCAACCAAGATATAAATATTCATGCTATCGAAATCGGCTTCTTCGTAATATCTAAGCCAATCCGTTTTAAATCCCATGACGTTATCAGCTAGAGGATTTTGAAGAAGTTGGCAGGACGCGACATAGCTTCCCATGTCTTTTACTTTTTCTTCGAATTTTGCTTGGGTTAAAAGGACTGGCTTCCCCCCGAAGGTTCCGTTATCGGTGGCGGGATAAATTCTTGGCTTGGCTGATTCTCTGTCAATGATAGTTTTGTAGGTGTCGTTTATGTGATACCTAGTCCCCTCGTGCCTTCTGCGACAATCCTGCCCTCCAAGATTTAAAGATAATGACCAAGCCTCAGTAACTTTCTGTATCATTTCAGGTGTACTCACAGATTCTTTTGTCACCACATCGTTATAAATCAATAATTGAAAATGTTTTGATGTGGGTTGACCATCCACTAGCCCCCACGCTTCTATAGTAGATTCTTTTGGATTTGTTTTACGCTTGACGATAATCCCATCGTCTAGTGACCACCGAGGAGATTCTTTCTGAGGATTTTGGTATAAAATTTCAGGGAATAAATCTTTTAAGAATGTATTTATTTCTAGCTCTCGTTTGATTTGTGTTAGAAACGACTTCGCTATCGGTCTTGTGTGGCTAAATATTCCAACTGTTATTTCTGGATTGTTCAGGATATCTTTAATGGTGTGACCAAATGTGATGATAGTAGATTTGTAATGCTCTCTCGCCCATAAATCTAAATATCCGTCAGGGTTAGATTCAACCTCCCGGCATCGTTTATAAATCCAGTCATGGTTTACGTCTTTTCTACGGCAGGCAATAAACAACAAAAAGAATAAATCTCCAAGGCAAAGCTGACGCATAGCAGAAGTGTCTTGATCTTTTAACACTCCACGATATAATTCGATTGATTGCTCTCGGTTAAGGTCTTTGCACAGCATCTTGAACGGATTTCATCCTTTCAGATAAGTCGATTTGATTAATAACGTAAACCTTACTTTCGGAACCTTCTATCTTTCCTGAGTGATCTATCTTGTCGACTAGAAGTTTTTTGAGTTTATAAGCTAACTCGAGAGCTTTTGTTTGAATGTCTAATCTTGGCTCCCAAATTACCCCATTCTCCCCCGATACTGCTTCTCCTCTTATTTTTACAAGTTCTTTTGCTTCAAGTAGTTCTGCGTGTTTTTCTACAAGAACGTCGTCAGTTAATCCGGCTCGATCCATTAAATCTGCAATTCCAACTCTTTCTTCGAGCTGTTTTGATTTATGAGCCGCTGTTGATTCTGAATAACCAGCAGCTATAGCGGCGTTGTACTGGTTCATCCTCAACTTAATACGATTTTTTTTGTAAGCCTGCTGTCTTATGTTCATAAATCCTCTTAAGGTGTCTTTCGAAGCCTATCTCAGCGAATATCCCAAACTCTCCTGACAAGTTCCACGCCGAATTGTCTTGGTCGGTTCTAACCCGGTGTCTCCAAGTTGCTAGTCCTGGAATCGGGTAGAATAATTCGTTAAATTTTTTTCGTGATTCGGTGCTAATCATGTCTCTCACTAATAGACCTAAGTGTACTAAATAGAGGGGAAACGATTAGTACAGTTGCTATTAGTTCGTTTTACAGGCTTTTAGCTTGCGGACTATTTCTTTGACGTGGTACTGGACTGGACAAGGGCTTTTATACCCTAGATGACGGGCTATTTCTCGGTAGGACTTCTGCTCAATGAATCTGAGGGTAAAGATTTCCATATCAAAAATTGAGAAGTTTCTTGCAACTTCTTCAAGTAGTCGGTCAACCTTTTCGTGATCCTCCTTGGTTTGAGTCACGAACGGTTTAAAAAGACAATGACAGGACTTACTTATAAACTCCTCTTGATTTGAAACTTCTTTATATGGCATCTAAGTCCTTCCACATATCAAGAAGCGCGTCTTTTAAAGGTGTGTAATCAAATTCAAAGCTGTTCTTCCCAACATAGGATTTGGAGAAAGACTCGCGTTTTATTAAACTCCTCCACTCACCAGGTTCTAAGAAGATAGCGTAATTGCTAAAAAAATCTGTATAGGCGACCAGTCGGATAAGTCTTTTTCCGTATTGAAGTATCAGTTCTGGTTGTAATGATTGCATAATTTTTACGACATCTTTTACGTACACATAACTAAACATCCGATCCTCGTCAATTATGATTTGCTCCCCTCGATTAACCCTCATCATATTTGACTTGAAGAACCGAATATCTTTCTCATGCGCCCCAAAGCACCCCCAAATCTGAATGACGGCTATATGGTGATACTTCAATAGCGATAGCTCTTTAACCATTCTCTTGGATAGGACATACTCCCCATTCTTATAGCTTCTGTCCTCGACTTCTCGCCCGGTGCAAAAGGTTATCATCGGTATTTTGCTTTCAGCTAAGTTGTAGAACATTCTCAAGTTGTCATAAAGACAGATATCATGGTCATTCGAGGCGCAGTGAATTATCTTTTCTGGTTTGTGCTGATTTAGATAGGCGTTGACATCTTCCGTGTTGGTCAAATCTAGTTCTTGGTGTGTGGGACAAAGCAAGTCTTCTTTGGACATTTCTTTGTAGTGTTTGCCAATGAATCCTGTCGAGCCTGTAAGTAATATCATAACCCCTCCATGAATTGATTAAACGTCTGAATAATATGGTCTAGTTGTTCCTTATTAATCCCCGGATAAATCCCTATCCAGAAAGCGTTTTCCATTGCGTAGTTAGTGTGGCTAAGTCTACCGATAACCTTATGCTTTATTTTTCGATAGGCTGGCTGGAGAAGAAGATTCCCTCCAAATATTCTTCTTGTGGCTATTCCGTTTCCTTCCAAATATTCCATAAAGCCGTTTACGGACAAAAACTCATCATCACAGATTATCGGGAATCCGAACATTGAGGCTTCTGGATTTGGTTCAATGAAATTAAAATATCTCTCATGCTTTTTCAGATTATCATACAAATATGTGTAGTTTTGTTTTCGTATGGTAACGAATGAATCTAGTTTCTTTAACTGAGCCACGCCTATTGAAGCCTGTAAGTTGGTCATCTTTAGGTTATAGCCGATATTCGTATAGATATATTTATGGTCATATCCGCAAGGCATCTTTCCGAACTTCTTGGAAAACCTATTACCACAAGCATTGTCTTGTCCGGGTCTGCAAATACAATCTCTTCCCCAATTTCTTAGAGATAACATCTTGCGATACAGATCAGAGTTATTAGTTAATGCCACGCCCCCTTCCCCGGTTGTGATGTGATGGGCTGGATAAAATGAGAGAGTTGAGATATCCCCGAAAGTTCCTGTGAGTTGCCCGCTGAATCTGCTCCCTAAAGCGTCGCAGTTGTCCTCAACAACTTTAAGATGATGCTTTTTGGCTAGAGACATGATCCTATCCATTTCGCAGGGTATTCCAAGGGTATGAGCTATAACCAAAGCCTTTGCGCGTGTTTTTTTGACAGCGCAAGAAAGCGTGATTGGATCAATCGTTAACGTTCCATTAATGTCCACAAATACTGGAATTAAATTATTCTGGATTATCGGGTTTAAAGTCGTTGGGAATCCGCAAGCTGTGGTAATAACTTCCGACCCCTGTTTTAAACCTAATGCTGTGATGGCTAATAGATTTGCTGAAGAGCCTGAATTACATAATACGCAGTATTTCATTCCAAGATAATCACACAGACCTTTTTCAAATGCTTCTGTGTATTTACCTTCTACGTTGTAGAAAGTCTCTGCCGCGTCTTTTATGTTATCTATTTCTTCTTGGTTATAGACAGGACCGGAGCAAGGTACTTTCATTTAACACCCCAGTCGATTTCGGAATAATGAGCCGGATAGGTTTTTGATTTCTCAATCTGAGGAAGGATATGATTATAAAAATATCCGTCGCACATTCCCGATAAGCATTTAAAGTGATTATCGTAAGTAAACCACGGGTTAGAAAGTCCTCGCTTCATAATGTCTGAGAGTTTCTCTTGTAGGATATTGCCCATCGTTATTGGTATCCAAGGACAAGGAAGAACATCCCCGAAGGCTGTTATAGAAAAATGTCTCTTAAAACAAAGACATCCGAAATCATGCCCGCAGTTCCTTGAAAGGTGTGTGGAGCAGTTGTATTTACCTGTTAGCGTTTGAATATAAGCTAGATCGTCACTATCAAGAATCTCGTCTTTGTATTCCTCAAAAGCTCCTACAGGCTTGGCGTAGATCATGCTGACGTGATGACCGAAGGGATTTACAAACTCAAGTTGCTTAACGAGTTCTCCGCTCTTAACTATGCTTTTGGTTGTGACAATATTGATAATGACTCCAAGCCCATGCTTTTTACACAGGTCTAGGGCTTCCACGCATTTTCCAAAAGATTCACCGTCACCTCGGAATGAGCTATGATTGCTTTCAAGTCCGTCGATGCTTAGGTGTATTCGGTCAATTCCTATCTCAACCAGCCACTTGATTTTGTTCTCGGTTAAGAAATAGCCGTTTGTGTCAACGCTTAGACAAAATCTTTTTGGATCAATGGCGTCTACCACGCTCTTTAAATCTTTAAAAAGCAACGGCTCACCCCCTGAGATACAGATTGAAGCCAGTCCCATTTCGTCGCATTGGTCTGCGATGCTTTTAACGTCTTGGACGGTTAATGACTTCACCCCAGGTTGCTTAAATTTCTCAATCGCGCAATGCTTACACTTAAAATTGCAAGAGTAGTTGTATTGAAGCTGAACGAGCGCGACACTTTCTTTCCTCTTAATCTTCTCTGGAAATAAGGCTATTTTTTCAAAAGCTCTAGGTTTCTTTTCTTGCAATGACATTCGATTTTGTTTTTCTCTGTCTGTAAGCTCCATCGGATCGTCCTTTCTATTCCTATTTTTAAATCGGTTTTTGGTTTCCAACCTAGAATATTTTTTGCTTTCTCGGATGATAAGTGTTGACGTTTTATTTCACAGCGCATCATTGAGGACTTGTCATACTTCAAACGCCCCCCGGATACCTTGTTGATAATCTGGATTAGGTCAAACCCAGTTATCGGGTTATCTCCGCTAAAATTAAATACCTCTCCACCAAGTTTTTTCTTTTCCATTTGCTCGGCGATCTTTAAATAACCGTCAACCACGTCATCGACATAGACGTAATCTCTTATGAATTTTCCCTCGTCATAGAGTTTTAGAGTCTGTTGATTTATAATGCACTTGATTGCGCTTGGGATTATACGGGTATAATTATCGTCACCGACGCCGTATATATTTCCGCATCTTGTGACAGCTACCGGAAGCCCATAGGTGGAGAAATAAGACCTAGAGATTGAATCCGCGCAAGCCTTGGATACGTCATAAGGAAAATTCGCTAAGAGTTGAAAATTCTCTTTGTAGGGTAATTTCTCATGCTCTCCGTAAGCCTTGTCACTCGAAGCCACTACTACAGCCTCGATGTAATGAGATAGCCGACAAGCCTCAAGTACATTCCAAGTTCCTTCGGTATTTGTGGAAAATGCCTCCATCGGGTTTTCAACTGCACGTCCGACAATCGCTTCCGCGGCTAAGTGGAAAACAACTTGAACCTTGTTTGCCAAGATCACGCTTTTGATTAGGTCATAGTCTCTGACATCGCCATTGATTTTGATATCAAGACCGATGACTTCAGAGCCTTTCTTTTTTAGGGCTTTGAATAGATAGGAGCCTAAAAACCCCTCCGATCCAGTAACTAATACCTTCTTTCCTTTCCAGAAGTTCATTTTAGCCTCGCTTCTAACATTTCTATACGCTTTTCATCCTCGGCCTTGATTCGAGAATAATAGCGTCTTTTACTTTTGAGCCATAACAGTTCGAATTTGACTGCTTCTAAAATTGCAGGTGATCCGTGTTTGTGGGCTTCTGTCGGAAATACGACTTTTCGGGTTTCAAATTTATATAATAATTTTCTTTCACCCAACTCTTTTATAATCGGTAAAGATTCGGTAGAAATCCCACCCCCGAGTGCCGTTTTTTTTCCACTCCATTTAGCTATTTCCAAGGCTTCGGAACACTTATGGATGAGTAAATCAGACGTATTTATTTCTTCGCGCGGGATTCCGATAGATGATGATAAGTCAACACGCCCTATCGTCATGCTAGATACGACTTCATTTCCTCTGCGGTTTATAATGTAAAGTAGATTTTCAAGAGCAGTTCTACTTTCCATATTGAAAGCAAACTCAATGTCTTTGGCGTTATCTTCGGCCACCATCGTTTGAATCATGTTAATATATTTAGACATAGCAAACGGAGTCTCAACCATCGGAGCCACAATCCCCTTGACTCCGATTGATAGGGCGTTATAAATATCGGTTACGGCTTCGACGCCTCCAATTTTGACAATAATCGGAAGCCCGACCGATGAGGTTACGTCTTTAAGTCGCATCATTTCTTCCATCCTAGAACCTTCGGCCTCAAATTCAGCCTTAATCTCAAATACTCCATATTCGTTTTTTAGTTTCTTTAAGACTTCAATCATTTCACGTTCTAAGTTGTTCATAGTGTCCTCGTCCATTTTGGTTTGAAAACATAATCATTTCCTATTTCCACTTCGCACAAACACGGTCCCTTACTTTTAATAACACATCGCCAATCTTCAAAATACGAAATATTGTAAGCTGTTGTTACTTCTGATAAATCAGGGAAAGATACTCCCGACTCAGGACTGCACCCAATAAAATCACCTTCAAAATAATTCTCCTGGGTCATTTGGATTGAACGATAGCCTCCGTTGTTTAATACGATTATCTTGATTGGTAAGTTATAGTGACGGATTGTTTGAAGCTCTTGTATATTCATCTGGATTGAACCTTCTCCTGTGATACAGTAAACTTCTTTTCCGCTTGCGTAGTACGCTCCGATTGCCGCCGGGAGATCATAACCCATAGCCGCGCACCCCGAATTCCAGAATATTCTTTGGTTTTTCTTTACAATTCCAGCCTGAAACATACAAACGCAAGCCGTACCATTTCCACAAACGACTATTGCCCCCTCTGGAAGCTCTTTTGTAAAGTCATACATAAATTTATAAGGTCCATCTTTAATAATAGAATTTTTAATCGCGTAGTCTGTAAGATGGTCAAGCCAAGTGGGGTCTATTTTTTGATGAATTCCTGCTAAGAATCTCAAAAATACCTTAGCGTCTTTTTTGCAAGGAGAGTCAATATTGACCACAACTTTCTTGGCTTGAGGCGCGAAGGACTCAGGCGTATAACTTGTCTGCCTAATGTTATTCCTAGTTCCAATCAGATAAACAACGTCGCAATTTCTTAAAGCATAGTTTCCTGCATAATCACCAAGCGAACCTATACGTCCGACAAATGACGGGTGATCGTTAGGGACAAGATCAAATCCGTTAAATGTAGTCACAACTGGATAGCCCTGTTCAAGAACCCTGAAAAGTTCTTTCTGCGCCCCGGAGATTCTTATTCCGTGTCCTGCGACTATAAGAGGCTTTGCTGAATGTCCAAAGGGATATCTACCCAAACTGGGCCTGGCCTTTCTGATGTTGCGATTTTGACAGCTTTTTTAATTTCATGTTTAACTTGTTTTCTGTCTGTAATCATTACCGCGTATTTTGTGATTGGTTTAACGATGGAAACAATGTCTACCTCCTGATCTCCAACCTGACGAGGCTTAGGAGATAAGGCATTATAAATTGTTGTCTTTAGTGGCACCTGTCCAGATAGATAGAGAACTGGTACGCTGTCGGTCCATTGTCCCATAATTCCTGTGAGGCAATTAAGACCGCCGGGACCTGATGTAATGCACACTACCGCAAGCTTCTGATTTACTCTCGCATATCCCTCCGCCGCGATAGCCGCGGCTTGTTCGTGGTGGAAGCAGATATATTTGAGCCTATTATTTTTCTTGATAGCGTCGTTTAAGTGCATAGCTCCGCCGCCGACGACTAGGAAAACGTGCTTCGCTCCGCGATCTTCTAAGTGATGAAAAATGTAATCCGCGACCCTCAATCACCCCTCCTTTTGTTTAAGTTCGTCTATTTCAGCTTGGAGTTTGTCCAATTCTTTTTCCTTTTCCTTATTTTCTTTAATCACACTACACAAGGGGCATCCTCTACCCTCGTAACATATTTCTTCGTGACCATCGGAACATAGATTCATTTTCCCTCCTTTTGTTTAGCTAAAATTCCTTTGATTCTTTTAAACACAGCCCTTGATTCTTCTACTGGCGACATTCCATCAAGCCGACCTCGCATATAATTTCCAACACAAACTAGGTCAAACATTTCATCAACATCTTTGAGTTTAAGAATCATATCGAACGCCCCATCTCCAGTTGATTTCATTTCATTCTCCCAAAGATTCCTTTTTATTCATGTATTCCCATACAATCTTCTTCACATGAGTGCGAATCGTCTATTTGGTCAAACTCAAGATTCAACTTAGTTTCTTTCAAATGAGCATAGATTCCTCTTGGGTTATGCTCATTGTGGTATCTATCTTTATGTTTATTGCTACAAAATTTAGGTCTGTTTGTTTTTTTACCACAATATAAGCATCTCATTTCATCCTCCCCAAGATTCCTTCTATCTTGACTTGCTGAACTGTATAATCTTTCCCATAACACTCAGCTTCATCCATACATTCTTTTTTAGACCAACGAACACAGTCCATCCAATCACCATCTTTATCCACAACAATCCAACCATTAACTTTTCTTTTCATTTCACCCTCCCCAAGATTCCTTCGGCTATTGATTTCATCCTATTTGCCTCATCAATTTGGTTGTATGTTTCACCTTCTCGAAATGCAATATATTTAAAAGCCTCCACACACTCCCCCAAACACTTCACCAACTCCTCCTTGTCTTTTTGGAGTTGTTCAATCTTTTGAGATTGATAGACGTGATAAGGATATGTCTGAGATTCTTTTAATACTTCATTATCTTTTTGGAGTTCAGATATTTTCTTCGCTTGAGAGGTGTTTAGATCTTGAGATTCAGAAAGATCTGATTTGAGTTGGGAGATTTGTGATACAAATTCTAATACAGTCATAGCCGTTTTAGTGTGTTTTGATACTTCCTCATCTCTCTCCTTCTTGAGTTGTTCTATTTCTAATCTATACTGTTCGTTATAACTGATTCCGCAATCAAGATTATCCTTTAAAAATTTATTCTCAGCCTCAAGGGTGGTAATCTTAGCTTGTAATTCACTTTGATACTGATTTTCAATATCCATATCTCTACCATCGTTTGGAATATCAAGATGAGAATACTTACCCTTAACCGATTTAACAATCTCCTCTTGCTCTTTTGAGTTGAAGAGGGATTCAATAACTAAATTCTCTGCTTCCATCCTCTCCTCTGGGCTGAAATTCCAAGTAACATCTATTTCTAAAAGCTTATCAATAAGACTTCTAGCCTTCTCTCTCGCCTGTTCAATACTAATATTGGTTTCTTTTGAATTTGATAGTTCTAAATATTCTTCATAAGAAGTTAATGCAGATATCAACCCATCAAAAGTTACCGACAATGCTTTTTCATCACCTCTTTCAATTTCAATACCATCTCCCCCATCATAAATCCACTTCCTTGCCTTCTCTCTTGCTTGTTCGATGTTCATGGTTTTACCTTTCCGCAACGACATATAGGCAAACAAGCACTCTTAATACTTTTGCAAATTTCATCTCTTTTTAGTTTTTTATCAGTTGAGCATCTATCATACCGATGCCTATGATTCTTTTTCTTCTTAACTTTGGTGTTCATTTGGACTCCTTAAGTAATTCTGGGTTTTCGTAGATGTTTCCTAGAACGTTCATGATGCCCTATTGCATAAATACTTGGATAACTATGCCAACTGCTTACAAATTCGCTCATTGATTATTCTCCTCCAATTTAAAAACCCTCTCCGCAATCTCCCCCAGCGTTAAATCGCGGCACCACTCGGTAAATTCTTTCTCTGGGATGTACATATCCAGAACTTTTTCCAATTCAACATGAACCTCTAAAATATTCAACGAGTCGGCGCCAAGGGCTTTAAGCGTATCACCCTCTGAGCATTTACCTCCGAAAGTCCAAGATGCGACATGAAGTAAGGTTTTTAGGATTTCAGGTTGAGACATTGTGAGCCTCCTTTTCTAGTTTTTTAATAGTTTCTTTAAGCTGAAAAAATATTACCGGCTTGTCGAAACTCCCGTATTTTCCAGGTTTGTTTCCTGTGACAACCAGATATTGAATATCACGCCAAGAGTAACCACATTCAGAGACCAAGAAAACGTAAGCGTTTTTGTCTTTCTTGAAATACGGTCTGGATTCTTCGTTAAAAACTGGCGTGTTATCTTTTGACTGGTCGAACCAACTATGACAATCGGAACACAGGGGAATAGCGTTTCTAACTGGTTTAAGTAAAAATCTTGTAGACTTGGAGCCGCGCCCTACGATGTGAGCGCATTGAAGAGACTTAACACAGTGGCACCGAAAACATCTTGTTTCCCCAAATCTGATTATCTGAGAATAAAGAGTATCGTTTTTATCTATTTTTATTCTTCTGAAGCTTTGAATCATTCCTTAACCTTCTTAACCTTTGGAGCTTTCCAAACCTTCGTCTTAAGTTTAGAATCCGCAACATAGATTATCGGTTTTCCTGACAGGTCTTTCACGCTTGCTTGATCGTGGATGCTCTTAATAACAACATCTTTAGAATAAGGAATAATCCCCTGAGAAGACTCCCGAAGCTCGGCGTGAGAAGACTCCAGAAGCACGGCGCGAGAAGACCCCCGAAGCACGGCGTGAGAAGACCCCCAAAGCTCGGCGTGAGAAGACTCCAGAAGCACGGCGTTAGAAGACTCCCGAAGCACGGCGTGAGAAGACTCCCGAAGCTCGGCGTGAGAAGACCCCCAAAGCACGGCGTGAGAAGACCCCCAAAGCACGGCGTGAGAAGACCCCCAAAGCACGGCGTGAGAAGACCCCCGAAGCTCGGCGTGAGAAGACTCCAGAAGCACGGCGTTAGAAGACTCCCGAAGCACGGCGTGAGAAGACCCCTGAAGCTCGGCGTGAGAAGACCCCCAAAGCACGGCGTGAGAAGACCCCCAAAGCACGGCGTGACTATTTTTTAAAAACCATCGCCCCTCTTTAATAACCTTTCCCGATTTATCATCTATTAAAAATCTCTCAGCCCAAAGTTCCTGAACCGCTTTTTGCATTTCAACCAAAGCGAATTCTTTATTAAACCAATCAGGTTTAAAGTCTTGGTCAACACAAAGTTCCCAGTTTTTTAAGTCGTGGTTAAATACGTCGCCATCTTTAGGAACTATCTCAACACGGACAAAATCAGGATGCTCTCCTTCGTCTTTCAATCCTTCTTTTTGGATTAATGCTTCATGTGAGTCGTTGTCTAAATCATAGATTGTTTTGTTTAACGTGATTATTCCGCTCATCATTCGACACATTTAACACCCCCTGTTTTATTGTTATTTAAAATCATTCCTTACCCAAACATCCTCAGTCGTACCACACATAAAAAATTCTTTTTCCTCTGGCGTCATCCTTCTAAATTCTTTATCAGCACACATTTGCTGAGCATTTCTTACCGCTCGGTTTGAATGATTCTCAACTCCCCAAGAATAGACGGCCGATGTCCTCACCCAAGACTTGATTCTAAACTGCTCAAATATCCACTCTCTCAGCTCTTCTATTTTGGATGTTTTTGAAGTAAATAAATCAAGCATTCTCCACCCCCGAACACCCAAGACGATTCGCGTGGACTAAATCGCGATGTATCGCGCTTGGTTGCGACTTGTCCATAGCTTGGGGGCTATCGCCTTGGGTGTTGAATTTTTTAACGCTAAACAAATCATCTTCTTTTTTCATGGCGTAGTTTAGGATGTGTAGACCTAGCGGTGGATAGACACAATTCCTAAGCATCAATCTTCCATTCCTCGTATTGCTTGGTAATTTTATTCCATGAAATTTCTCAAGATTTTTTCCATGCACTTTATCTGTTTGACGAGATGTTCCTTTTGCATTTGCGATATTAAAATTTCTTTCTGGTTTTACTGGTTTTATATAAAAGTTTGTCCAAAAATAATGTCTATCCATTTCAATCGGCTTAATAAGCGGTTCGTAATAACTGATTACGTTCTCCACGCAAAACTTACCTTTAAATCTGTATTTCAAAAAAATAATCTCCTGATACAATGTCATGTCTGGGTAACGAACAACCCCTTGACTGTGTAGAAAGTTATTGCAAACGCTATGTGTCGGACATGGAGGACTAGACCAAATAAAATCAAATTCCTCAAAATGGTCTAAAAGATATTGGTGGGCATCAGAAACGATAACCTCGTCTTGTGGGAAGAAATCTTTGTAAATTTCCGCTATCTTAGGATTAAGTTCAACGGCGGTCACTTCTACCCCCCCCCATAACTTTCTATTTCCACCGATTCCGGCGTAGAGATTAAGAACTTTCATTCAATCAAACTCCCGTCATTAGGCTCTCTGTCTTGATAATTAGGCTTTACCGGCACGGTCTTAGGCACAAACGTCTTAACCTCTCCCGTTCGGACTTCGTATTTTTTTGGTTCTGGTTTTGTGAGTTCTAAGATTCGAGTGTCCATGGCTTTTTTGTGTTCTTCGCAAATACTGTAAGGGAATACTTCGCTTACAACTCTTAAAGCGTCTAAATCGTATTGGTCTAATGGGTTTGGGTCGTTTTCTTTGGAATGACGGCAGACGACGCATGAGGATGATTGATTTGTAATCATGCTATCACCCTAGCCTTGCAAGATTGTAAGTGCTTCTCAAACATTGCTATCCCGTCAAAATATCGTTCGCAATCATGGCAGTATTTTTTAGGTTCATCGTTGAATGTTTTCTTGTTTGTTCTTATTATTTCTTGTTGTTTCTTTTCTTGTAGGGTATTTGATACCCTACTCAATACCCTATTTAGTAAGTCAGGATAAAAAGACCGATAAAATGAAAAAATTGGTTTATGAGCAGGACAAGTTTCAGTTAAACCACCATATTGAAAGTGGCAAAAATCAACAATAAACCATCTTCCATCCTTAGCTTTTTCAACACGAACTTTCTCTTTATTCATAAATTCAAATGCTTCGGTGGAATCAAATTTAATTCCAAGTAAAAATTGAGCTAATTTAAAATCGGGCTTCCATAACCCAAACTCACACATACGGCAAATGTAATCCCAAAATAACTTGTATTTAGTTGGCAAATCTCGATACCATGAGTCCTCGTAAATATCACAATCTGTAAAAATTTTTTTCATGGATAATCCCCATTCCTTACTTCGTTTTTTCCTTACTCAAAAATCAGTGAAAGTGCTATTTCAAAGGCAAAAAAATATCTAAATTCCAAGTTCTTCCGCAATTTCATAAACTTTTTCAATTTGTTTTTCTGAAAGATATTCGCGAAGATCTAAGTCGCTAATTCCCAAATCAATCCCATCCACACCATCATAAAGATCTTCAATAAACTGTTTCTGCCATGAGTTAAGTTCTACATGGTGATCTTCTTTGATAGTGTGAATGAGTTGAATAACTGTCATTTCAATACCGTGATAATCGCCTTGGTGTGTTCCGTCTCTTCTTTGTACTTTGCTTTTATGTCTTCAGGTACATTGAAAAAAGCTCTCTTGTAAGTAGAAATTTTTACTTGGAATTTTCCACCAACAAGATAAGTTCCAGCTTCTTTGGTTTTCCAGATAGCCTTTAGTTGTTCGTCGGCTTCCTCAAACGCCTTGGCTTGAGGCTTTAAAGCTTCTCTTTGCTCAATAAGATCGGTGATTTCGGGGTCATCGGTGATATTGATTGACTCAGAAACTTCGTCGGCTAGGCAAAGATGCTTAAAGTCGCAAAATTGGCACACGGCTCTATCCGTTATTCTTTCTGGGTAGGTGCCGTCTTTGATGTGTTTATTTACGATTTCAAGCTTCTTGCAGACACCTTCGGCGTAAGCATAGTCAAGTGATACGTTGACCTGTTTTAACGCGCCAGTGGCTTTGTTTTTGAAAAGCATGATACCTTCCTGCTCGTTCATCATAAGCAAGTAGATCATCATTTGAGCTACATACCCTTGAGTCCAAGGCTTCGGGGAATTTAGAAGGTCTTGGACGGTGTTTATCTTCTCGAAGTCATACGGATTTATGGATTTGATTTCGAGGGGGATGTTTTTTCCGTCAACTTTAATCCTTCCGTCGATTTTTCCCCGTAATTCAAGCTCTTTCCAATCAAACGGCCTTTGTTGTTCGATTACCTGAATGCCAGCTTCACCCAAGAGTTTAATAATGTCCGTTTCATGGGTGTTTCCATCCCTGAAAATGAGAAGCTTTGACGGTGAAGGTAAAAGCTTCTCATTCCAGTTAAGGCGTTGGTAAACGAGACTACGAGCGCAAGGATGTCCAACCTGTGAGGCGTAATTACCTGACGGCGCCCATCCTTTGCGCTGTGTGCCAAGGTGGTCGTAAACAGATTGGACTATATTTGGAAGTGTCGTTTCCATTATTTGCCCCCAATCTGGATAGTCGGTAATTCTTCCTGAGTTTTCATGGGAAGACTACCGGATTGAACGGCGTTGCAAATTTCCTCATAGTCCTTACGAAGAATCTTTGCCGAGGTGTCCACCTGATAGCGTTTTTGAAGAAACGCCTTTAAGTCCTCTTGTTTAACTCCAACGGAGTTAGCAATAGCAAAAAGACGCTTTGCTTGAGCCTCAGAGATTACAGCGGTATTTCCTCCGCCCTCTGCACCCTTCTGATAATCAACCGTTGCCACCTGAGAAGTCTTGATTCCGTTTCTTTCCAAGTCCTCTTTGGTGAAGTTCTTAAGACCTAAGAACGAAGAAATAGCCCTAGCCTCAAAGTTAGAGACAGCGGCTTTTCTTATATCCATTGGGTCGGCCTGACGATTTCCCTTGGTGAAGAAAGGGTCATTAGAAGAACGTCCACCGTCAGCTTCAACCGTTATTTCTTTTCCGTAGAAACGGTCAAGAAGTTGGCTCCCAACAAGACCAGTAACGTAGTAAGAATAACTACCGTCCGGTCTATCTTCCTTAAGGACTTCCTTATCTCGGAAGTAGATGCCCCACACAGCGCGGATTTTCTGGCATCCAGAGGCTTGAAGATAATACTTCCCTCCCATAGCCACCCAGTCAGACGAGTTTGTTCTTTGTAATGACACCTTCACCGCCCCATCAATCGAGCGTGTAATAGCTTCAATTCGACGAATTACCGCGATTGAATCTATTTCTTGAGGCATTAAAGCCACTTGGTCTGTTTCGTATTCCTTCACTACTTCGACGTTCTTACTATTTGTATTGTCCATCTCTTCTCCTTTGCCCGTGTCTCAGGGCGGTTGTATTACGTTCTACTATTTGAAAATTCAAGTTCAGTCTTAGCGTGAGCATTAAGCCACGCTTGCATCAAAACCGTTCGTGGTGTGTTCTGAAATACCGATTGGAAAAACTTAACGTCCTCATTCATGGTCTTAAATTCTTCCGCCGTGAGAGCATCGGCTTGCTTTTGCAGGCTAGTCATGTTCCACCCAAGAGATAATCCGGCACCTTCCTTGCCATTGGATTAGAATTCGACGGTTGCCTTTGATTATTCCTATGGATCCTAGGGTTAGGGTGATTGTCATCGGTCATCCCTCCCGCAACCAGGGCAAATTAATGCTCCGCCCGAATAAGTAGCAAAGGGATGCTTGCAAGTGCTTTGGTCGTGGTGTGTGTAACAAAGCCCGTTTTGATATACTTCGTTTTCGCAACCTTCTTCCGAACAGAACACGATGGAGTCCTGACAAATACCACATTCGCAGTTTCCACCGTTTGAATTGCAGTTTTCGTGTGAACCATTGGAGCATGAATTACAGATATAAGGAGCGATAGTTTTAAGCATGGGTAGGAACCTCCACGCCGAACCAAAGATCGACGTATGTATCAACGATCATCTGTCTTGGGAAGTCTGGAATTATTTTCTCTAAATCCAGAATTGTTTTGACCAACCCGACTAATCCGTGCGAAGGTAAATCTTCTATGGTGTGTTTTATTGCGGCTTGCATTATCATTGGGCGATCTCCTTTTTTAAGTGTGGGAATAGAAGCCCACAGTTATTTGTTTTGGGTTTAAATTGCGGTTGGAAAATTCAGAGGAAAGTTTTTGAAAATTGGGGGTTCCCCCGGCACAGATGAGATCGCCCGATATCATCCGTGTTGTTCCGAGGGAAAGTCGCCTATCAAAACAAGGAAATATTGAAAATTGGTTAAGGCACATAAAAAACCCCGATGTTTATTTTCTAAACACCGGGGTTTATCGTTTTTCTTGCCTTACTTAAGAATCCATCGGAGAGACTGGGATTCGAAGGTAGGGTACTAAAGAAATAACGAAATGACTCCCGGTGTTCGACCGAATACATTATATATACGTCTCTCAATCAAAGAGTTTTTTGAATTGCCTATGATAGAGAGATTGTTCATACTTACCTTTTAATCCCGCTTCTCTTTTTTGTCAACTTTTTTGTTATGCTCTCGATTTTTGCTATTGCCAATCTAGAAGGATTAACCTTTCCGGATTTCCACTTAAAAATAGAAGAAGAAGAAACTCCAATCTTCACGGCAAGCTCCTCAAGAGTGTATTTCTTTAATAAAGATTTAATTCTGTTTTTCATTATGACCCTAATTTTACAGTAACATTACCCATCTTGTCAACTTTTTTATTTACCTTAACCTTATATTCGTATTCCCTTGGAAAAACCATTATTGGCTTATTTTTATAAATTTGTTCTTGCATCTTTCCAAGTTTTTCTCCGGTTAAATGTGTGTAGTGATTCGTCATTCCAGGGTCAGTGTGACCCAATAATTGCATTGCCGCTATTTGCCCGGCGCCCTCAACCCACATAGTGCCTGCAGTATGGCGGAGGCAATGTGGGTTTACTCGAAACCCTGCTTTTTTTGAAATGTCCCGAAACCTAACCATAATAGTAGCTTCACTAATTTTGCTCCCATCTCTCGCACAAAACAAATAGTCACTTTTAATATTTCTCATATCCAACCAATTGCATAGATATTGCTTAGTTAATTCTGAAAATGGGACAGTCAGGTATTTGTCAACCTTACCTATATATAGAGTAACTTGACGCGAATCCCAATCAATCTGATCTTTCATCACAGAGCATACCTGACTTACTCTTAATCCTGTATCAATAAAAAATCGAATTAACACCAGATCTCTTAATTCTAATGTATCGCAACTATATAAATAGCCAAGTTGTTGATCTGTGAGAAAGTGAGCTTCCCTTCTCCTTGCTCTGGGGAATGGATTTTTGACATAGCAATTGCGATCTATGATATTTTCTGCGTGAGCCCAACGGAGATATGCAACAACGGCTTGTCCTAGTCTAAACCTCATTCCAGAGCCATCATCTATATGCCCCCCATTCCAAATTTTCTTTCTTTTCTCAGCAGATTTAATAATAGCGTGATTGATTTCAGAAGCGATTGGTATTGAAATGATCGGCCTATTAAGTTCTGTTTCAATCTTTGTTAGAAACAGTTTGTTCTTCTTTATAGCCTCCGGACACATTTTACGCAGATCTCTTAAGAATGTGATGTACTTATCAAGTGTGCTTTCAGTTTGAAATAAGTCTAACATGCGGATATTTTACATTACTGTAAGATTACAGTCAAGTAAATAAATAAAGAGCATGAGATAGCTTTCATTTTATCTGTTTAATACACTCAATCATCCCAAACACCCTAGCCTTAACCTCAGCAGACATCATCACTCTAAATTGTGGATTATTTTTAACCATAATCCAGAAACACCGGATGATATCAGAATCGCTTAAGGTTGGGGCTTCACAGGCCACCCTTACGTCATTTAAAACTTCGCTCCTAGTACGAGCTAGAGACTTGCTTAATCTGTAACCTACCATTATGTTTTTTTTCATAATCAGAAGGTTACTTGATGATTAATCAAAATTCAAAAGAAAAAGTGTATAACAAAAAAGGGGCGTATGGGAAGTTTTTGTTAAAACGTCAAAAAGTCAAGAGGTGATTAGGATAAAACTTTAAAATCGACAAAAGAGTCTGATTCTTCTTTCGACTCTCTTCTTGTTGGAACCATGATAATAGTGCAAGTTCCTATATCTGTGGGCTTCATCCAATGTTTGACGGCATAACTCTCTTTTCCATCCACATAGGCTCTAAGGAATGAGCCTGAATTACATAGAACCATTTTACGGGCTTTAACGGTACAGGAGTGATTTAAAAATAGGGCTTTTGGGACTACAAGGGCATTTCTTTGATGGTTATGTCCGTGAATATAGATATCCGCTTGGGCTACGTCCGTCATCCGCTCAACCGAGTTTATTGACGAGCCAGCCAGTCTTCCCCCTCCCCCGTGATGAGCTGAGAAGATGTCAACCGCGAAGGAAAGGCGATTCTTCAGGCGTAAGAATATTCTATGTAGGGCGGTTCCCCCAAGGTACTTGCACCCTAGACGCTCGCACATTAGTTGTGTGGTAGTAACCCCTGACGGGAAGGTGTAATAGTGGTTTCCTTCGTGTAGTCCTATAATTCGACCACGCATAAACTCGATTTCCTTAATAAACCTTTCAAGTTTATCCATAACCATCTGATCGAATGACTTTTTGGTGGTATCGTGGAATTTGGAAGACTGCAAACAGAACCGCTCGGAGTCGGACATGAAGTCTTGATAATCACCCATGCCAACATAGAGGGTCTTTTTGCCATGTGCGATTTTCGTACATTCCTGATATTTAAACCTTTCCCAATGGTCTTTAGAGAAAAGCTCTGTCTCGAAATGCAAATCCCCGAATGGGGTAAGTTCTATTTCATCCCCTAGTTGGCATTCAAGATCAAACTTGCTTACATTAAACTGGCTTTGGCTCATTCAAATGCTCCACAAGGCCGATGTATCCTGCGGCGTCAACTAGGTTGTCTCGCTTATGGGCGTAATCTTCTCTAATCATCTTGAGAGAAGCCATGCACATAAGAGCCTGCTTTGGAGTTACCGAACAACCAATGATTGCGCCCCACATCTGGGCTATTCGTTTGTAAGACGCTGAAACATGCCCGTATTGAGACTTTCTTTCGCCGTTAATAAGCTGCTCGGCTTCTTGCAGAACGCTTTTGTCCATTATACGGCTTGTTTAGGCCAAGAAATGATAATAGACATCGTGCCGCTTATGGCGAGCGTCATATAAGATAGAACGCTTCCCCATGTGGGGTAAATGCTTGCGGCATACGTTAAGGCGCCGATAGCTCCACTTCCAACAAATGCGATTAAAATCTTCATCCATTGTTTCATGCTTTTATTCCTCCTTTGTTAAATATCCCTTTTATTGTTGAAATGACACCTGACATCTTACTTGCTCCAAATCCCGCGCCAAGACCGCCTAATACCATGAAAATATTTCCTATTATTCCCCTGGTCTGAGTGTTCTTCGCATCAATCTTGGCTTGCTTTAAGGCTTGAGCGTTTTCCTTTCGTTCGTATTCCGAGATTGTATTCGGAGAGACAACCATCATAGGCTTTGAGAAAGTAGCGTCTACCGCCTTTCCGTCTCGCTCAAGCTGAACGGTTTTCCCGACTGGCACGTTATACATCTTGTCACCTTCAAGGATTACAGGCTTCGGAGTAGCGATTTGAAGTCCGGCGCAACCCGATAGAAAAATACAACTCATAACAACTAATAAGCGTTTCATGTTATAACTCTCCTTCTGAGAATTTTATTTTCTCTCTTAAATCCCTAAGCTGTACCCTCAAGGCTTCCGCTTTACTTGTCTGCCCTTTCGCCATAGCATCGGATAAATCGGACTCAAGTTGTTTCATCCTGTCCACCGTTGCACCCTTGCGTGAGGGAGTGAATTTATCAATAATCTTTGCGCCGAATCCTAAGAAGTCCATGAGGCTCATCGGACATACCCCCAAAACGGCACGAACAAATTAAGAACCAAACAAATTAATCCTTGTTCGAGTGGTGCATTTTTATAAGGGTTTATTATTCCCAAGACAACACTTGTCATGCCCACAACCACGGCTAAAGCCATGACAACCCACCCAAAGAATGTAAATCCAGTAATCCACAGTCCTATAAAGCAAGCTCCAAGGACTCCTAGAGCGTAGACAATGCGCTTAAAAGTCATCTCCGCTTTGGTAGAGCCTCCGTATGGGAGAGAAAAACCAACGGCAAGTGGTATGAACATAAGGAAGTACCGCCAGTCAAAAGTTCCGGCCATGAAAGAAATCATCACAGCGTCAATCGTTATAAGTCCAGAGGCAACGAACCTACGAAGGGCTTTGTTGTATTCTCCGAATCCTGCGGTGCCACCCATCATATATAGGATGACGGAAGCGAAGAGAAGACCGAACGCCATAGATATTCCCCAGATATTCTCTTGTCCAAGCGTCATTTCTGCACCCCGTTTTGTCTATCCCCTCTTTGGAAATAGTCACGAATGACAATCAAAACAACTGCGGTGAATGCCGCTCCTTCAATTTGTTTGGTTAAAAATCCACAAACAAAACCAATAGTGAGAGTTATAGCCATCCAAAAACGGGCTGATAATAGTTTTTTCATTTTGTTTGCCTCCTTAGTAGTTCCTTCACGTCTTGTTTTACCTCAGTCACATCAGACCGCAACCCTTTGATTACTTCTTCATGACGGATAACTAGCGGATGAATCTCTTTATTGTCCGATTGCTCGGATGCTACAGCTTCGCTAATCCTCATAACCTTTTCTTGAATGACTCCCCACGACTTTCCGACCGCGAAGCCATTACCGAACCAACCGCCAGCGAAGCCAAGAACACCAACCACGACAACAATCAAAGCGTTCAATTTAGTCTTTGACAAGATTCTCCACCTTTCGTAAGAAAGTACAGTTCTCGCAACCGTGATCTACTTTGTCGAAATACTCCAAGGCTTTCTGTATAGCCAATGATAAGATGAGAAGTCCTATAAAGTAATCAGCACATGACAAAAGGACTTCCTTGTGCTCTTTTTCCAACTCTCCAAACTCAACCCTATCCCACCCGGTACGTTCTTTGTGGTGTTCCCAGATGGCTATTGCTAGGTCTTTTGTTGAGGGTTTGACCATTAGGCTAATATCCTTGCGTTAAGACCGCATTTTACCGTAGCCCCGGCATCTCCGTACCAAGTGGTTGTTCCAGTTGCGGTAGAGATTTCAAGCCAAGCTAAGTAGTGATAACCAACTCCAATAATTCCGTCATACTGTGACCAGCATTGAAGTGGAATAGCGGCGGTGTTCCCTCCGTAAAGCTGTGCGGAGTTTGCATTTGTTGCGTCTAGTCCTATTCCACCATAAGCGGCAATATTTGAAGCGTTAGAAGGAAGAGAAAAAGAGCGGGCGGTTACTTCATCTTCTGCTACACCAACAACAAACTCAACCTTATTCCCCGCCGCGCCGTTAGCCTGTCTCCATGTCGCTGTAGTGTAATTCCATGTGTCTGTGGTGTCGGTGCAAGCCATATATCTAGGTACTCGGTTGTAGTAATTCCAAACATATCTTTGTAACGCTGTGTCTGCCGCTGTATTGGTAGCTGAGGCTCGAATGGTTCCAAGATACCGTCTAGTCGTCGCTCCGCTTTTTACAAGTACGCCGTCTTGATAAGCCAAGGCCGTTGCCCTGGTTGTGCCGTTTGTCCAAATTAGGATTTCTAGGGTTACGGTTCCGGCGTTGTCATAGGCAAAGACATCGTAATTATTAGCCGCCGTCATGGTTAAGCCTAACGAGACTTGAGCTGTTTTCATCAACTTCCAATGGGCTCCATCATAAAGACAAATGCGATTGCCTTTGTACGGAGTAAGGTAAATTGTGCTTCCGGTAGTATCTGACGTAGTGACAGGAGTTGCGGAAGTGAGAGTTAGGCGGAAGTCGTTTATTCCATTTAGAACATCGGCTTGGACATTTGGAATAACGTCCATATTCGTATTTGCATCATCGCCCCTATTCCCCTGACGGACGGTATTTGTTCCAGAGTCAGAAATTTCAGAATTTGTAATTGCGCTAAATCCGTTATTGGAAACAATATTATTGGTTCCACTGTTGATAGTAAGACCGGTTACACCACCGATAAAGAAATTCCCATTTATAGTGTTAAAATTTGAAGTAGTTATTCCAATCTCTCCACCATTGATAGAGGCTCCGAATCTATTTCCAACAATAAGATGGCCACCACCGTTAGTAATCTGAATCCCTTTCCCTGATGAGTAGGTATTGATCTCGTTTCCAATTACTCGACATCCCTCTACGCCATTCAAAATAATAGAGTCGTTAGAAGTCCCTGTTCCACATTGGATAATCTTGCAGTTTTCGATCACGGCTCCCGTTGTCTTACTAGAACCAGCAACAATAGAAATTGCTGTGCCTGGGCAATCCTCGATGTGGGAGTTGAATATTCTAAGCCCCCAAGGGTCTTTAATGTCCAAGACTGTTCCATCGAAGTCAAAGAAGTAACTGTTTGATATTTGTAAATCCCACAACGCTATAGCTCCAACCTTTGTGTTAATAGCTGTACCGGAAGTGTTGTTTCCCTTATTCCCATCAAAGTACAACTGCTTAAAATGAACTCCCGCCGAGGGGTTAACCGTTGGTTCGTTGAAAGCAAATAGGTTGCTGTTAAAGTTGGTCTTTGCCTTAATAACAGTAGACGCTAAATCCTGTCCTTGGAAATGTATTCCAGGCTTCATGTAGACTGTTGACCCAAAAATATAAGTACCTTCGAGAAATACTATCGAACCTTTACCACCCGCACCACCTTGGACAGCACCCGCAGAAGATAAAGAGTAGATTAAGTCTATAGCGTCTTGAACCTGGACGTTATCGTCTGTAGCATCACAAATAAAATCTGCATACTGTTTATTTCTTGAAGTTGATGAGGCTATAGTAATAGTACAAGGCTCCGAAGAGCCTGTGACGCTTCTATAATATGAATCTAAATACGTTTTAAGAGATGCTTTGGTGTATGACCAACTTAACTTTCTTAACACATTAGAAGAATCGGAATCCATCAAACCAAGCATGTCTGCATCAGACGGGGTATTCTTTTCCGTGGCTCCGTTTATAAGCGTTCCGATTGTGGTTGCTGTCTCATTTCCACTATTCGTTCCAGAGGTATTTTGTATGACTGTTTTTTGGGAATCGGTGCAATATCTCTTATCGGATGAGTCTGCTATGTCTGCCGTAGTAGCATCCGCTCCACTCGTTACAAGGCCTTTAGCGTCGTAGGTAATCTTTGTTTTGGTGGCTCCTGAAATTGAAGCATTGGGCGCGACATAATCAGTGCCGGCCGCCGCAATAGAAAGAACGCCCGTCGAAGTGGTGTTTTTTACAAGTCCAGTCGAAAGAGCCCCTAGGAACTGTGCGCCGGACAGTCCAGAATCTGAGGTTCCTTGAGCAATAAATTTATTTGAAAAAGCAACATTGCCAGAACCATCAACGCTATTTCCTGCGAGATTTCTAGCTGTAGTCCATTTGGCCGCCGAGCCTGTAGTGTTTTGGTTTAACGTTGGAAAATTCGTTAGAGAAGCCGCGCTCCCATCCGTAGCAAGAAGCGTCTTTGTCCCTGTGGGAAAAGTATAAACTCCTGTATCGTCGGATGCCGTAAAGGTCATGCTCTTTTGCTGAGTTAGAGTCTTTCCTGATGTCGGAGAAAAACCTGTTACCGTTCCAGCATTTCCGGTTATGCTCCCAGTGATCGCATTGGTGCAAGTAATGTCAGTAGCCCATAATTTCGTTAATCTTGCCCCTGTGGCTCCTATAGTTTGGGGTGTAGATTGGTCGGTAAATACAGCGCCAGAAAGTGATGTTAAATATGCGCTGCTATCCAAAGACCCATCCCCTTTAATAAACTGTGCTGATGTTCCTATGCCAGTTGATGTTAAATTCTTACTAGCATCGGTAAACACAACCTTTGAAGCCGTAAGAGCATTAATAATATTTGATGTCGAGTTTAAAACAATATTTGGACTATCTACTGTAAATGTTCCGCCTGCGGTTGAGCCGAAGCTAATGTTGGTTATAGAGCCCGCCGCACCACCTTTGCCAATGTTTACAGCTTTCGTAACTCCGTTAGTCGTAGCCCCATATCCAATCTGAACTGTTATGGCTCCCGTTGAACTTGCAATGCTAGTTAAAGAAGTAAGTGACGAGGCATTAGTAAGAGCAACGGTTCCCGTTGTGTTTGGGAAAGTAATTGTCTTGGAAGATGACCCAGCGGTTGCTGTTAATGTAGTGGTATATGGATTTGTTCCAGCAAGCACTATCTGGTTTGAGGTGTTTGAAGCAGAGAGTATGCTTGCTCCTAGCTTGCCAGTAGATGAATCTAAAGTTAGCGTCGATACTGTTTTTGGTTCAAGGCTTCCAGTAGCGTCTACTGCAAATAGTGGGAAGCAGGTTGTATCCGATGCTTCATTAGCGACTGTAACTGTTGCGGCATTTCCAGTAATACTTCCTGCAATAGCATTGGTGCAAGTAATGTCTGTAGCCCATAATTTCGTTAATCTTGCGCCTGTTGCTCCAATGGTTTGCGGTGTAGATTGATCTGTGAGGACTGCGCCGGACAAAGAAGTAAGATAACTTCCTGCGGGCTGAAACCCCGTATGCCCTGAATCTGCGTAGGCTAGATGGGATAGGGAGGCGTGGTCGGACGAGCCACCCCCAGCCATATTGTCAAGAGTCTCTAGGGCTTTTTGGACTGTAGTGTCGGCTGAGGATAGGTTCTTGTTAAAATTCGTGGTGTCTGTGGAAATATCACTAGCTTGATCTGTTACAAGATTAGAAGATGCATAGCAAAGACCTGGTATTAATAATAAACCTATGGCAAAAAGTAGTTTTCTCATCATTTTCCGTCCGAAATCCAAAGTGTGCCTCGAAAATCGAGGTATAGAATCATTGCTTGGTCGTGATAAATCTTGAATACTGGAAAACAAGGAATCATTTGAAATTTTCCTTAAAATGTGGTATATTTCCCGCATAATCCAATAAAGTCAATCGACTGGACATTTTTTTAATGGACGAATTTCTACAGTACGGAGATTTAGACAAATTCATTTCTAAGGGATCATTTTTAATATCCGTCCGTCCAGATAAGGGTGTAATCGCAGTTATCATAGAAGATGAATTAAATAAAAAGGTATTGGCTAAAATCAAGATGCCACCTTCTGCGTTTTCAAAAGTTTGTTCTGATTTTGTGTTCGCTTTGGCGAAGTATATGGATCTGGAACGAAAACACGACTCCTCCAGTCCTCCTTCGAGTGATATTTTGGAGTAACTTCGATCATTTTAGGTGTTTGCATATAACCTCCGTGTTGTTGTGAAGATGAAAAGGAGTAAATAATATGAAAAAAATAATGGTTGTTGTGGTTTTAATGCTCATTGCATCACCTGCGTTTGCAGATTATGGTTACCAGCGCAATAAATATGGCACTGGATATTTCCGAGATAATTCAAACGATGGGAACCAGTACAATAATGCAAATACAATCGGTTTGAATGGGCCATCTGTTCTAGCTCCTCAAAACCCACGAGTTCGTGGGCCGTTTGATAACGATTAATTTGGAGGTTGATAAAATGGAAAATTTACTATTATGTTTTGGTGGTTGCATTTGTATTACCTTCGCTTTGTTTTGGGCAATCCGTATGTTCAAGGATAATTAACTCCCAAAAATTCTTTTTAAAAATTTTCCGATTAACAAACTACCTCCAGTCAATCCAGTCGAAATTGCCGCCCCCTTGACTGCATTTCCAGTTCTCCTAAACCCTGTAATTTTTTTCCATGTTTCAGGTGGTAATACTCTCTCAGCCATCTTGTAAATCTCCGCATCTGAGAATTTTGTCTGCATGTTTCTAATTAATGCTCCGGGTTTAAACTTTCCCTTCACAGTATTATAGTTTTGCATGAATTCTGCGTAAGGTTTTCTAATTGTTGCAAGTTCTTTAAATTGTTCAGCTTGTGAAGATTTAATATTGTCGAGTAAGTCTAATAATTCCATATCCCCGGCAGTCCAATTTGCAAATTTGCCCTGAGCCATCTTTGCTTTAATCGTGGGAGATTGACTTACAGCTCTCTTAATTTCTTCGGATTGGCGCAAGGTAAGTTCCGAAGCGCCTTCTGGATTTTTAATTAAAGAATTAATCATTCTTGACGTTTGAGGGTCTTTAATTTGTTTGATCGTCCGTTGAATATCTGAGGCTAGACCTGGATTGACTTCCGCATTTTTTGCGGCTTCTGAAATAACTCTGAACTCATTACTTAAATCTACCGTTTTTGTTGGATTTTCTGCTGATAATCTTGTGATTTCAGAATCCAGTTGCTTTCCTAATTTAGAACGCAACCCAAACATTGATGTTCTAACTTCTTTTGCGAAGGCATCAGGCTTAATTACGTTCTTGATATTGCCTACCATTTTTCCAGAAGCAGAGCCAATCTCTTGCGGTATGTCTTTTACAGCCCCACCAATTAACTTAGCCAAATCATTATATTTAAACTCCCCTGCCGCCTTTGCTCCCATTGCACCAGTAGCCAACATAGCCAATGCTCCGGGGGAAGTCCCACCTGAGATCATTGAGGCAGTTTCCTTTTGACTTGAGCCGGGTATTAGCCCTAGAGGTAAATTGAACGTCAGAGGATTTGGGACTTTCATTCCGTTTACGTCAAAGTTAGGTTGAAGGACTGCGGAAGCTCCTTTGACGATTGGATTATCTTCTTTCACCATTGGAGTGAATACCGCTTCTGCCGCTTTAGCCGCACCGTATAGATTAGGACGTTTCATGCCCCATTCGGGGACTGATGGCTCTTTCGGAAGATCACTTTCAAGCACAAATCCTTCTGGCAGGTTCATTGGCGTAGAAGTGTTCTGCGCTTGCAAATCTTCTTCTAAAACAAACCCCGGAGGTAGCTTTATGCCTGTTGCCATGTCTGGCCTCCGTCCATTGACATAATTCTAGTCTTGGTTTTTGGATTTACAGCATAAACAGCTTTTTGTGGACCACCATTAGATCCGGGTTGTGTAGGTAAAGGCTCTTTATTTTGAACCTGATTTCCCCCATAAGGTTCTGCGCTGTTGATAGCATTGACACGGTAACGGAGATTATTTCTAAGCTCTCCCAAAACAGCATTTAACTGTTTTACGGAATAGTCGCCTTTCATCATCTTGCCAGCCAAGTCTAAAGCTCTTTCAGTTGGACTGTTACCGCCCATGTAGACCTGTGCCAGCTCGTCTTGAATGATACTTAACTGAGCGATATAACGTGCGGCAAGTTCGTTTCCTGTGCTTGCATCAAAGGCAAGTTTTGCTTTATTGATAGGAGAGTAACCAGTTCTTTGGTATTCGTTATTAAGTTTATCAATGTTGTCCAAAGCATCGGTTACCGAACTGATAGCCTGACGCAAGCGAATCTGTTTCTCGCTGTTCATGCTCGACAAGAATTTCTGAGTTGCTTTCCATTCTTGATTTGCTTGCTGTAGGTTAAACCCACGACGAGTTAATTCGGCGTTTACTGGTGTGCGATCTCGAAAAGAAACTTGCGCCGGATCGGGAGCCACAAGCCCCTTTTCTATCCCGTCTGCTAATGATTGAACGTCTTGATTTGCGGATTGACCCACCCCTTTATTAGCTGTAGCGTTTGTTTTAGCCATATCTCCGTATTGTTTAACAATATCATCAATCCCAAATCCGTAATCCTGCCCATGCTGAGCCTTTAGGCCAACCATAGCGTTGATCTTTTCTTCGGGCGAGATTTGAGATTGCGCTATTTCTTGAAGCCCTTGCATGAACTTCATGCGACCCGTGTTAAGGTTTCCGGTTTGGACTCCACTACTAAATCCTGTTATGGCTCGCGCCATATCTGTGTCGGCGGGTTTTATGTTGTTTCCAATCGATGCAAGTTGAGTTAGTAAGTCGTTACCTCCTTGCTGATTTGCTGAGTATTCATCGGTGCGTCTTTGCTGAGTAAGCTTTAAAAGATCGTTTAGGTTCGCCATTATTTAAAAACTCCCTGTAATCCTAGAAGATTTTGCAAAGAAAGCGAATTGTTACCTTTGTAATAATCGCTTAGCATATAAGGGGTTGAAGAACTGGAAGATGTTGTAGTTCCGTAACCTTTTGCGCCTCCAAGAATAGCCAATAGTGTTGAGCTGTAAGGGTCTTTTCCTGTAACCCATCCTTCCCCAGCTCCTTGAAGCAATCCGGCTAAACCGTTGTTCCCAGGAGTAGTAACCTTTGCCAAATACGGCAACATCGCCAAATACCTCTGATTATTCATCTGCTCTTCTGAAAGTCCATTCTGCGCCGCAAGTTGCGCCAAGCTTTGACCCATGCTGTATTGTTTATCCAGATAGTCAGATAGCATGGAATAGTCGTTTTGCTTGTACTGTTGGCCTCCAAGGATGGCCTGAGAGCTGGCTTTGGTGATTAGATCGGTCAGAGCGTCACG